CCAATATATCCTGCCATTAGCTGTCAATCTCCATGTAGCTCATAATCACTGAAACCTTGTCAGCTACAGAACAATCAATCTTAATAACATCACCAGCGTTAGCTACGATCTTACCATCAAGTACACTCAAGGAAGCACCTACTGGTATAGCTGCAGATTTAATTAAGTGTGCTGTTGTATTCTGTGTTTGAGATGTCTGAGTAGTTGTACTAACTAAAGTAACAGAAGCAGTAACTTGTGCTGTGTGTACGTTAGCTAGAGTTAGTCCTAAGATAATAACCCTAGTGCTACTCTGCACAGTGTATAATGCTTCAGGTGTACCAGCACTAGCTGGCATCACATCGTGTGTAATTGTCTTAAATGTATTAGCCATTTGTTTTTCCTATATCATCCTAATGCAATCGCCAGTGCCGTGGCATCGTCTATCGTTGAAATAATACCAGCAGCAGAAGGTAATGTCAAGGTTACATCTGCTGTAGAAGCTGGGCCAATCAAAGTTACTTTGTTAGTGCCATTATCTGAATCCTCAAAGAACTCAACAAAACCAGCAGACGTTGCACCATTCTTTACAGACACACCTGCATTAGATATTGATTTAGCTGTAAATGTAGCTACACCAGTTTGTGTTAATGTACCAGCAACATCTGCATTGCCTGAAAGATCAAGAGTAGCTGCATCTAACTCACCAGTTACAGTAAAGTTACGTAGTCCTGTGTAGTCTTTATTTGAGTCTAGTATGACAGCCTTAGATGCTACTGCTGTACCTACTGCTGTTGAACCTATGTCAAGAGCATTAAGTTCTCCTACAACTGCAGTAATACCGTCTAATGCGTTTAGTTCTTCTGGTGTACTTGTGACTGCAGTGTTACTTGCTGCAGCTAATACAGGAACAGTACCAGATTGGTTAGGTAAAGTAATTGTCCTATCTGCTGTAGCATCTACAACTGTAAGTGTAGTTTCGTGAGCATCTGCAGTAGCACCTTCAAATACAACAGCATTGTTAGCACTCATTGTAACTGAGTCTACAGTACTAAGTGTACCAGTTACAGAAATATTAGTAGCAGAAAGTGTGCCTGTACTTGGGTTATACTTTAGATCACCGTCTGATTCTAAACCTAAGTTACCACCGTCTAAGTCTCCACCTGCAGTAAATACAAGGGCGTTGTTTTCATTAGTACTTTCATTGTCAGTTATTGTAACTGTAGTAGCAACTGCAGACGTACCTGAGTAACCACTAGAAGTAATAGTACCTAGTGAACTACCTGCATCTGCAAATGTAATTGTACCACCATCTGCATCTATAGTTACATTACCTGCAACATCAACATCTAAGTTGCCAGAACTAAGAGCTATTGTAGTACCATCAATATTAAAGTTATCAATGTCTATACCTGCATCAGCAGTAATTTTACCAGTGACAGCAAGAGTAGAGGCCATGTCTACTGCACCGTCTATGTCAACTACGTCTAGATTAGCAGTACCGTCTACGTCTAAGTCTGTACCAACAAATAACTTTTTAGCTATACCAACACCACCGTCAACAATTAAAGCACCTGAAGTTGAGCTAGTTGAGTCAGTAGCAAGGTTTAAATTAACAGCAGCACTTGTATCAAGAGATGTTACAGTTGCGGCAGCAGCAGTTCCAGAACCAAGAATACCGTCTAATGTACCAGTAAATCCAGTAGCTGTTATTTGATCAGTTGCAGTAATACCATCAACAAATAAGTTAGCCCAACGAACACTGGTTGTACCAAGATCATCAGTGCTGTCTGTGTCAGAAACAATATTTGAACCGCTTGTGATCCCACCAGTTGCTACCTGTGTAGCTGTAGTAGTTAGGACGCCAGTAACTAAGGCGGTAGTAGCCATATTTACTGCACCATCAATGTCTACTACATCAAGATTAGTTGTGCCATCAATATCTATATCACCAGAGATGTCTAAGGCTGTACCAATTAATGTTTGTGTCAGTGTTAATTGACCATTAGCAGCAATAGTAATAGCGTCTACATCAGATGCAGAGCCAATGGTCTTACCATCACCAATAATAATATCATCAGTAAAGGTAGCAATACCAGTTACACCTAGGGTGCCAGTAATAGTAGCATTTTCATCTATGTCTAGTGTGTCAATATGTGCAGTGCCATTAATAAATAAATCACGCCACTCTTGACCTGACGAACCTAAGTCAAATGAACCATTAGCACCGTTGGGAATAATGCTAGAGTTTACATCAGCACCAAACACAACGTTATCAGAGGCTGCATCACCAAGAGTAAGAGTACCACCGTTAAACGTTGTAGTACCTGTTACTGTAAGATTACCACCAACACCTAAATTACCTGAGATGTCTACAGCACCATTCATGTCAATAGTAGTAGCTGCAATCTGTATCTCTGTGTCTGCTACAATATCAAGCTGACCGTCAGCACTAGAATTAATATAAATAGCAGTATCACGGAACTGTACTTTTTCTGTCGTAGTAAGAAGTAAATCATCAGAGAACTGAAAATAGTCTTCATCCTCCATCCAAGTAAGCAAACCGTCATTACTTCCACCATCAAAGGTAACAGCTACATCAACACCATTAGTGCCAATAGTAATAGCAGTACCTAATAGCTTAGTAATAGCCCCACCTTCTGCAGCAGTACCATCATGGGAGTGGCCATCAGTAGCAAATGCAGCTAAAAGCTGATTGTACTCATCATTAAAGAGGTTAGCGGTAATGGTATCTCCATCAGTGAATGATGATTGTCTTGTGTATTCAGTACCCATTTAACGTCTCGCTCCTAATTGATATTCTAACTGAAACCCTTTAAGTGAATAAGGGGCTGTTGTTAAATTGTCATTTACTTTTAATGCAACAGAAAACCCTGAACCCTCTACTGATTGTCTTACTAAAGGTTGTGAGGGTCCACCAAACACAAACCTAGCAGTACTACCTAAAGTACTAAACAAAGCAGAACCAAACTGAGAGAATGTCTGAGTAGAATCAAAAGGGTATGCATTAGGTCTAGTAGAGTCAGCAGCTTCATTATCGTATCTTATAAATAAATCAGCACTAATAGTAGACTCAGGTTTAAAATTAACAATAACTCTTTGCATATGTTTTCGGATACCTGTATCACCAAAACTCATATCAGCACTTCTATACCTACCTAATATATCTGTACCATCAAAAGTATTACCTTTTTCTTGCCTATGTACAAAGCCGCTAAAGTCGCCATGTAATACTATTACGTTACCTTCTTCAACAAAGCTATCAGTAGCTGAAGGTTTAATACCACGTATCTCAGAAAACTCATACTTATCTGCTTTCATCACACAGATAATACCCCTTGTAATACTTTCTGCTTGATTAGCTTTAGTAAAGAACAATCTATACTGTGTCTTATCTTGTATAACAACACTCTCAAAAAGAGCGGAGTCTCTTATGTTTAAATCAAATACTGACTGTACGTTCTTACTAATAGTACCAAGTTCGGTGTCACCAATTCTTGCAGTAGCAGCGACAGTACGAAGACCATCAGGCCCAAGGAATAGTAAATCACCACCAAATTCTTGAATGGTGTCACCATTAACACAACCAATGTTTCTAGTAACAGCAGTCATAGAAAAATCAGCCTGACTATTGCCTGTTAATTTAAAAATTCTATTAGAACAAAAAATAAATAAACTATCACGAAAAACTTTTAAACCTGTAATGTCATCGTCAACTCGGATGCTACCTGCTCCAAGTGCTACAGAAAAGTTATCTTCGTCAAAAGGTAAACTAAAAATAACTTCTTGTGGTGTACCTGACATTCCTGCATAAAACATATGTTCTTTAAAAGAAGCAACAAACTTAGCACCCGTAACTGTAGGAGGAAATAAATCAGCAACGGTAGCACCAATTTTATGTTCAGCCGCAGTAGTTCCACTAGCAGCCCTAGTCACTCCTGTAAAAGTAGTAGCAGTAACTCCTGTATATGTAAATATTTCGCTATTGATTAATACTGATTGAGTACCAGAACTAGGATCAATAAATCCTGCAGTGCTATCTACTGTAATTGTACCTGAACCTGATAGCGTTGCATCAGCAGCAATATCAGCACCTAGTGATGTAGTTTCACCTGAACCAACATTAGAAGAAGAGATGTCTGTAGCAGCAATAGCACTATTAAAAACTGTAGGTGCATTTGTTTCGTCTACAACAATAATCTTATCATTGCCATCAAAGTTAAATCTTTCAAACCTATACTTTACTGCGTTTGTTCTACCCGTATCTCTTACTGTCCAATTCTCTGAAATAATAGTATTAAGTGCGTAGGCTGCTGCAGTAGTGCTAGAAGTTGCACGTGTGACTCCTGTAAAAGTAGTGCTTGTAACTCCTGTGTAGGTAAATATTTCAGAAGATATTTGTAGCGTACCACTAGAAGAAAACCCTGTAGTGCTATCTACTGTAATAGTACCAGAGCCTGTCATACCTGTAGCTGCTAGTATCTTTACAGACAACTCCGTAGAGGCAGCACTAAATATCTTTTCACCTCTGGCTGCTACTACTTTGTTTGCAAAGTTAGCTACCATTAATACTTTTTCAGAGCTGGTTGATGTAAAAGGAACTACGTGATTTACAAACTTACTATAGCCATCTATTCTTCTGTAGCCACCCTCAATGTCTGGTTCAAAGTTTTCTAGTTCCAGTGCCTCTCCCGGTTGCATAAGAAAAGTAGAACGATTTAAAACTAAACCACCCTCACAGTTAAATGCTATTGGTTGTACTTGAGAACTATCAGGCATTAAATAACACCAGACATAAAACTAATAGAACCACGGGGTCTTAATACAACAGTTGATCTAACATACTCAAACTTATTAATAAGTAAGCTTTGCATATTTTTAATGCCTTGTTCAAAACGTTCAAAATTTAACTGGTACTGTTGGGTTTCACCTCGGTATTGATAAACAAAAGCAGAAGCACCATCTGTAATAACAGGTTTAAATCTGTCTGGGATAGTAGTAATATCACCATGTGCAGATAGGTCATCAGGGAATGTAAAAAAATCAAAAGCTAGTGTATATGCTTTGTCTGGATATGGGTGTAAAAGATAGTTATTGTCAGGAGTTCTAACAATACTTCTAGGTACACCACCATCTATAAACTGCGTTACTGCAACACCACTTGCATGTACAGCAGCGGTAGTACTATTAGCACCACGTGTGCATCCTGTAATATCATTACCTGATATAGCAGTATAAGTAACTTGCTCACTTCCTATGTGAACAGTACCAGAAGTATCTAGCCCTGTAGTAGAAACTAAAGTTAATGTAGTAACAGAATTAGAATGAGAACCATCTAAAGTTGTTGCAACAACATCATCTTCTTGATCCGCAAATCCATTTTGAATATACTCATTATAGTTCAACGTTGTAAGACTATTACCCGAAGCATTAAGATCCTCATCTTTTTTTATTCTGGCTGTACTATAATCAATAGATTTTGTATTTGCAGGTATTGTATATCTGCTTTGTCCTGCTACTAAAGCAGAAGAGTTGGTAGCATGATTAAAAGAATAACCAAACTCTCTTTGATTAATATATCTAATTGACTCATTAACAGCAGCTTTACACTGTGTTTGAACACCCCTTGATCCCGTAAAGTTAGCAGAGGTAAGCTCTACTTCATTCATACGAGTTATAACACTGTTAGTTAATATAAGAAATGTAAGAGCCATTATGTTTCCTTAAGATGCACCAAAGGGGCCAGCGTGTAGCCAGCCCCTTAAGTATTTATTTTAAGTTACGCCAACAGATCACGGTCTACTTCAGAAGCAGATTTGTCTGCTGTGATGTCATCCATGATAATGCAGATTGCATATACACGAATAATACCACCAGTGATAGTTCCGCTAGATGCGTGAACTTCTACATCAAGGGTATCGGCTGCTGCAGTAAAGAAAGGCAGAAGTGTTGCTACACCCGAAGACATAGTAGCAGTAGTGTGATCACCTACAGACGCACCATCATAATCAAATGCTGCTGAAAACTGATCAATATCACCTCCCGTTTGACCCAGAAGTAGTGCTGAGTCAGTCGTTGTACCTTCCATTGCAGTAACAACCTTGATACCTGCATGTAGAACCATTGTGTTGGTTGGCAAAGCAATAGCTTGAATGATGTCATTCGCTGCAATAGCCGTACCACCGTTTTGCAAGATAGCGTCAGCAAAATCAATGTCATTTTGCAAAACCGAAATTGCACCACGGAGTTTCTTGTTTCCCGTTCCAGCATTGTTTGATGTTGAATCGGAGTTTGTACTCATTGTAATTGTAGCCATAACGTATTACTCCCCTATGCTGCGTTATAACGGGCAGTAACGATTGCTTCAGGACGAAGAATCTTACGACCGTATAGATGCATACCACG